GAGGTCTTCACATAGGTTAGGCGGTTGCGAGTGATCCGACTGTGCGAATATTATTTTTGCCGAAGACTCCTGTTAGGCGTCATGCCAGCAAATATATTTTGCGCAGAAAAAGAACCTCCCAAACGGGGCTTCCTTCTGCCATTAACCAGGCTGCCAGCACAGCCTCCAACGTTGCCGGAGTCAAGGATGATTTCAATGCACTGCTTCTAAAACTTAAAGATTCGGGCTTGATGAAGCCGGATACATGGAATGTCTCGGTATCGAATGTTCCCACTTCTCTCAGCGAAGATATGACAGCCAATCAAAGCAAAGTCGAATCCATCGCAATCGAGGACAATGTCATTACACTCACCGTTCCGGTTAATGAGCTGCTTGCATATGCGAGCTCGAATCCGTCGCAGGGTACGCATAAATGGGTCGCTATCCTCATCACAACAGGACTTCCTGCAATCACGGCAGTCAAGTATAACGGCAGTCAGATGACATCAGCCGACGCAAACGAAGCTGCGGCTGTCGGCGGGCAGGCTGGAGATATAGTTATGTGGCTCAAATGCGATGAAATCGTAAACACACCGAAGTCGTTCACTCTCTGGTCATCCGGTTATCCCGAAGCCACATTCACTGTTGTAATCGCTGAACCGGAAACAGAAGAATAAGGAAAGGACGGTGGCGGTATGACGCTGCTTGAAAAAGTAAAGGCAAACCTTATTCTTGAGCATAGTGCGGACGATGGACTCCTTCAAATGTACATCACCGCCGTCGTCAGATACGCCGAGAGTTATCAACATCTCGCAGAAAACTACTACACCGAACATCAGATGCCGCCTACTACAGAGCAGGCCGTCATTATGCTGTCGTCCCACTTCTATGAATCAAGGGACGGCAGCACAGGCGGCTTTTTTGCGGATAATGTGCAAGCCGGACAGCAGGTATGGAATACGGTCAACCTCCTTCTGCGACTCGACCGGGATTGGAAGGTGTGAATATGAGTTTTGGGAAGATGAATTCCTTCATCGACATCATTTCAGCAGAACCGGTCAAAGACGCCGATGGCTTTGTAAATCACGGGGACACAGTTCTTGCTTCAGTCAGAGCATATTTTGAGCAAAAGAACTCTACAGAAAAGTGGCGCAATATGTCTCAGAGCAGTGAGGTTAACGCCTTGTTCCGCTTACGCGTCGTCCCTGACCTTGAGTTGAACAGCCGCCACATTATTGCCTGTGAAGGCAAACGCTACAACATATTCTCGGTTGAAAATGTAAAGAGCCGTGGAATGTATCTTGAAGTATTGGCGGTGAGTTCTGATGGCTAAGGTCGATTTCAAAATGCCGGATGACTTCCTCCTCAAGGTGTCAAGGCTGGCTGAAAAAACCGACGAAATCGTACCGAAGGTTCTTGAAGCCGGTGCCGAAGTCGTATACAGCAAGGTTAAAAGCAATCTTTCTTCTGTGGTCGGTAAAAACACGAAGGTTGAAAGCCGTTCCACTGGCGAGCTTGAATCAGCGCTTGGCGTATCTCCGGCAAAGCAGGACAGGGATGGTAATTTTAATGTGAAGATAGGCTTCAAAGAGCCACGTTCGGATGGCGGCAGTAACGCCAAAATTGCGAACATCCTCGAATATGGTAAGCATGGTCAAACCCCGAAGCCTTTCCTGAAACCCGCCAAGAGCAAATCAAAAGACGCTTGTATCGAGGCTATGACAGACAAGCTGGAAAGCGAGATTGATAAGCTATGAGTATATTGTCAGAATTGAATGCACTTTCTGAAACCGCAAATATCCCTATCGAAACAGGTGTCTTCAGCGGCGTGCCTCCCGATGAATACTTGGTACTGACTCCCTTAAGCGACACATTTGCTGTTTTTGGTGACAATAAGCCGCTTGCGGATATAAACGAGGTCAGGATTTCGCTGCTCAGTAAAAACAACTATTTACAAAGAAAGAATCAGCTTGTGAGGATACTTCTCCAGGCTGATTTTGTTATAACCGACCGCCGGTATATCGGACACGAGGATGATACCGGCTATCACCACTACGCCATCGATGTGGCGAAGTATTACGAACTGGAGGAATAGCAAATGGCTACTATCGGGCTTGACAAGCTCTATTACGCAAAAATAACGGAAGGCACGGACGGAACCGAAACCTACGGCTCTCCCATTCAACTTGCCAAAGCAATGAAAGCAGATCTGTCGGTTGAACTGGTGGAAGCGACTCTTTATGCCGACGACAGTCCCGCCGAGGTTGTGAAGGAATTCAAATCCGGAAAACTTTCACTCGGTGTCGATGACATCGGCACAACCGCTGCCGAGGACCTGACCGGGGCAAAGATTGACGACAACCATGTCGTGGTATCCGGCGGTGAGGATGGCGGCGTTCCCGTTGCTATCGGGTTCCGCGCAAAGAAATCCAACGGGAAATACCGATACTTCTGGCTTTACCGCGTCGTATTCGGTATCCCGGCAACCAATCTTCAGACCAAAGGTGACAGCATCACCTTTTCCACACCGACCATTGAAGGTACGGTCTACCGCCGTAATAAACTGGACGGCAACGGAAAACACCCG